CTTTTTTTTGTTTGGGGGGTGTGGGGGGGCCGCCGGGGGGGGCGCCCCCCCCCCCCGACCCTTCTAAACATATAATCTAAACATATAGACTAGGAAAAGATATGGCTCGTGATAAGGTTTATGGTTCCGTCGGACCGGCAAAAAAGAAGGCTGCTTCTAAGCGTGTTGCTAAGACAAAGAACTATTCGGTTCCGGGTGGCGAAAAGGCCATGAGTCGTGCGGGATATTTGACGGTTGGCGGACAGGCTATGGCAAAGGCTATGAAGGCTGGCAAAAAGAAGTAGTTGGCGAACGATACGCCTAAGGTATGGACTCTAAGATACCAGCACACGCACTATACGGCCAGCCCGTCAACGCCATTAGGCCCAGCGGCCAAACCGCTTCTAGCCGTTTGGCGTTTTCTACGGCAGAGTATGAGCGTGACAGCAAGTGTGTCGGTAATGACAATACTTGTTTGGCGAATCGTGCCAAAGGTACCCCGTATTGTGCTGGACATCTTCGGTCCCTGAAGTCTAGCAAGTTGGAAACCGAGGAGAGTACGGATGCCGCAGACAAGGATGAACCGTTCTGACATTCTGACTTCTGTTCGGAATATCACGGAAATGGACACGAACGATGTGTCTGACGCTACCCTAAGTTTGTATCTTCGGGATGGCTATAATCGTATTATTGATTTGGAACGACGCTGGAACTTTTTGGAAGTGTCGTTTACGATGACAACGGTGGTCAACCAGACTGCTTATACTATTAATGATTTTACGGCTCACGATATTCGTGAGGTTGTTTCCATTGTGGACGATAATTATTCTCGGCTGGAGTTCATTTCGTATGACGAAGCCGAGGTTATGTTTCAGGAAAATAACGCTACTGGAAGTTCTCGTCCGCTTTTCTATAGTTTGTGGGCCGACCAGATTCATCTATTTCCAAAACCTAATGCGGTAATTTCTCTTAGTGTGCGAGGATATCGCACACCGACTGATTGGGTGACGGATGATGCGACTGTTGATGGTCCGGATGCGTTTGATATTCCGTTGGTGTATTATGTTGTTTCTAGGGTTTATCAGTCGCAGGAGGAGTTGACGACTGCGGGTGCGTATGAGCGGTCGTTTAATGACGCTATTGTTTTGGCTAGGCGTGACCTCACTAGACCTCCTAGTGCGGCTCCGGTCGTGTTTGCTGGCGGTGGAAGCAAGCGACTGTGGAAGGGTAGTGACTGGTCGCCGCTATGATTCGTGCTATCCGTGTTGATGATTTTACGGGTGGTCTGAATTTGGAGGCCAACATTTTTCAGTTGGCTAAGAATGAGTCGGGCGACCTGCTGAATGTGGACATTAACCCCAAGGGTGGTGTGTCCATGCGTAATGCTTTTGTTCAGTTTCATTCGTCGGCTGTTGGTGGTTTGGCTGCTGGTGCTTTTGACCCGCAACGATTGTTTGGTTGGCAGGGTAGTTCACGCCAACTATTGTTGGCGGCGAACAACAAAGTGTTTTATGCTACGACTGGTAACTTTAGTCCTATACAGATTGGTGGCGTGGACATCGCTACGGATAACACTTATGGGGCATGGTTTTCTAGTTGGACTAGAAGTTCTGACCCGGTGTTGTATGTTTCTCGTGGGCCGGGTTATGCGACTACGAAGTGGACGGGCACGGTTGCTACTGCTTTGACCACTAGCGGGCCGGGTAAGTGGCAGAATGATTTGACTAGTCCGAGTGGTACTCATGCTCCGAAGGGGCAGTATGTTGCTACTCATGCGGAACGGTTGTGGGTTGCTAATGTGACGGAACAGAGTACTGTTCCGGCTGATGCGACTTATCCGAATCGTATTCGTTTCAGTCATCCTTTGTTTCCTGAGTCGTGGCGTGAGGATGATTATATTGATATTCCGGGTGGCGGCCCGGAAATTGTGGGTATTGTCCCGTTTGCTGGTCATTTGTTGGTGTTTAAGCAGCGGGCTGTGTTTGCTATTTATGGCTATAGTGAGGATACTTTTCAGGTGGTGGAACTTACTAGGTCGGTTGGTGCCGTTAATGCTAATGCTATTGCGTTTTCGGATTCTGCTGTTTATTTCTTTTCCGGCCATGATGGTGTGATTGAGTATGATGGGCGTGGTTTCCGCAATATTTTTGGCAAGTTGCGTCGGCTGATTTTGGATGCTGAGGTTAACGAGGAAGTTCTGAATAAGGTTAGTTTGGGTTATTCTAACCGTAAGGTTGTTTTGTCTTTGCCGATTGGTGTTGAGGGTGCTGTTAATACCAGTTTGTATGATGAGTCCACTATTGATTATGATGATGTTGACTATAGTTATTTGGGTGGGACCAGAACAACTAAGGTAAGTAAAGCGTTTGTGTGGGATGGTGCTGTTGGCAAGGATGGTGCTTGGACTGTTTGGGCTACGGCTGATGGTTACGGTTTAGTTGGGGCTACTGATTTTACTGATGATAATGGTGTTCGCAATCATGTGTTTGCTCACCCCTACCAGCCGAAGGTTATGCGGTTGGATGTGTATGGTCAGTATAAGGATTTTCTGAATGGCGTGTACACGGCGTATTCTTCGTATTATGTTACTCCGTGGGAGGATGCGGGGAATGTTTCGGCTTACAAGTTTTGGCGTAGACCGGATGTTGTTTTGCGTCAGGAATCCAGCGGCACTAGTGTGACGGTGGATGTGTTCCATAATTGGGACCAGTGGAATGAGGCCAAGTCTTTTACTATTTCTCAGTCTGGTTTTGATTCTGGTGGTTCGGAGTGGGAAAGTTGGAATGACCCGGATTGGGGTGCGAATCTTCAGCGGGCTGATTCGTTGGGGTTGGCCCGGGCTGTCCAGATGCGTATTTCTGGGGATGGTTCTAATCCGTGGTATCTGAATAGTATTGGTTACAAGTTTAATCCTAGGAAGATTAAGGTTTAGTTATGCCTAGGAGATTGTGGACTACGCCTTTGTTGGGTTTGCTCAGGTCGGAGGATTCCGTTCCGGTTGGCCGGTCGTTTCAGTCGTTGACGGAATACCTTAGGGGTCATGTCGGGTTTTGGGGTACTTTTCAGGGGACTACGGATGCTAACGGGTTTTTGACGGTAACTCATAATTGTGGGTTTACGCCTGAGGCTGTTTTCATTACGCAACGATTTGTGACCGGTGTCACACCCCATGACCTCGGTCCTCACCATTTACATGATTACAACGAGGAAACTATAGATATCCATTTCCTAAAAAAATCTGGTAACGATTCCAGCAACCAGTTACATTCTGGGTTTTACCTGATTATGCCATATACAACTGAACGATAAGGCTATTAGTGATGACTGATTTTTATAATCCCGAATATGACCTAATGGAGCAGGCGGCCCGCCGTACCCGTGCGAGCCGTGGGCTAGGTGCTGCCTATGGGTTGTCTCAGGCAGGTTTGGAATCCAGTCGTGCTTTGCGGGAAATTAACCGCCAGTATGCTCAGGGTTTGGAACCTAGAGCCTCTGGGTTTGCTCAGCGTGGCCTTGGTTCTAGCGGATTGTTCCAGCGGGCGATGCGTGAATACGCATCGGCCCAGCAAAGGGCACTAGGGGATGTTATGGCTGGAACCCAGCAGGCTCAGGCACGGGCAGATTTGGAGAATGTCCAAGCAGAACTAGAGTTGGCTAATGCGTTGGATAACATTCGTGCGCAGAAAACTGCGCAAATTATTGCGGATGCTTCCAAGTTGGCAGGATTCGCCCCGTTCACCGGTTTGTTCGCATAGGAGAATATTATGGCACTTGACGACACCACCGGAGGCACCAGTACATCCGATATCGCTAAGATGTATCGGGAACGAATCCCGACCACAACCCGACCGGGTGTATACACCAGTCCGATATCTTCGGGTCTTGGTTTTCCGGGTGGCACTGCGGGTGCCACCGGATATTCGTATGCTGATATCAAGCCTAATGTTTCGGCGCAAGATGAAGCAAACTATTGGATTGAGTATCTGAGTGGACTTAACAAGCCTACTGCTCCCGCAACCACTGGTGGTGGGGGTCGGAATCGGGCGGCACTTCAGGCTATCCAAACTTTGCGTGGACGGATGGGGCAACCGAGCGTGTACGATACTTTGGGTTCCCAGTTGTCCACGATTACTGGTGAGGCGGAGGAGAAGATTCGTCAGGCTGGCCGTGAGGCCGCCCAGTATTATGCTCAGCCGATTGTTGCGCCGACAACTGGGGCGGCTATGACGACTCCGTTGGCGGCGATGGCAGATTATTTGGGTGCTATTGGTGCTGGCAGTTCTGAATTGTCGGCCAACCAGCAGATTGCCAATTCTATTCTTCAGTCTATTGCTGGTAGCACTCAGCAGTATTCGCAAGGTTTGGCGGATATTGAGCGGGCCAATCGTGCGATGTTGGCGGGTATGGTTCCTGCGAATGTGACTGCCGGGTTGACGAATGTTGCGGCGGCTCAGGCCGCTCAGCGTATTGCTTTGGAGCAGGCAAAAGCGAAGGAGCAGGCAGATTTGGAGAATCAGATTCTTCAGTTGGTGTTGGAGTATGGGGTGACGGGCTGATGGCTGAAACTTTGGAAGAAGCGTTGGCACGATTGGGTGCCGCACCTGTTGGTTTTAATCCGCTGTTGTCTCTTGCCGCTTATCCCGGTAATGTTTCTGCTAGCGGTATTTCTAGTGCCCTCAGTCCTGAGGTTTTGTTGGCTAGTGGCATTTTGTCGCCGCAGGCTTTGGCCGGACTTCAGCAGTCTACTTTGGACCAGTTGATGACTGAGTACATTCAGCGTGCTACGCCGAATGTTCCTGTGCCGTATGAGGCCAGTGACCAGTTTGTGTTGACTTCTCCTGTCGTTTCCAAGTATTCGGGGACGGACGACCTCAGTGATTATATGACGACTCAGTTTGGTGCTATTGCTCGTGGGGAAATTACTCCCGCTCAGGCTAAGCAGTTCCTTGCCGAGCAGTCTATGAATCCTGACTATAAAGTTGTTTTAGATAATTTTGCTCAGGTGTCTGCCGATTTGGATGAGTTCGGCAAATTGGCTGACCGTAACCGTGAGGCAAAAGCGAAGTATCAGTATGATGTTTCTGCCGCTCAGAGTGAAGCGTTGGCTAAGGCCGGACCTGCTCCGACTGGTGCGACTGCGATGATGGAGTTGGGTAAGCAGTTGGGTATTCCGGGTTTGGGTTTGTTGCCTGAACCGACCAGCACCTACCAGTTTGCTCCAGAGCAGTTCGTTGACCCCACCAGAATGTCTGCTCTACAATCGCAGTTGGAGGCGTTGCGGACGCAGGCGGGGCAAACTAGGCCCGGTGGGATTGTTACGGAGACTGGTTCTCAGGCGATGGATGTTCGTCGTCAAATGCTTCGGGATGTGTTGGCTACCGCTGGGGCGACCGGCGAGCGTGTTAAGGCGGAACGGTTGGCGGCTACGCCAAAACCGGATATGGTTACGAAGATATTGGATTATGTTTCGGGGCGTATCCGCACTCCTCTTGTCGGCACCCAGTTGCTTGGAGAAACCAGCACTCAGCGTGCCCAAGAGCGTGCCACGGAAGCCGGTAAGGTTGCTGGCGGTAAAGTTCTTGCCGACTATTTGTTCGGTAAGAAACCTCAGGTTACCGCCATTAGCGAATTGCCCCTAAGTGACCCATATAAGCGGGCCGCTATTCTTTCTGCCGCTAGGGAAAAGGAAATTGCGACCGCACAAAACCGTGCCGCCGAAGTTGCCCGTTTGGTTTCTGAAGGTTTGGCAGCACGGGGCATCACACCATATCAGGATGCTATTAACCAGTTGATTTCTTATTCGGTTGATACGGCACGAAAGTAGTTTCCGTGGGAAAGTTTGATTCCTCAATTCAGGGTGCGAAAAAGATTGTTGTTGCCGCTGGCGATGGTCGTCGCACGCCCGCAACTCTCGGGTCGGTACAGGAAAGTTTGGGTTCAGTCCAATCTGCCCTGCTGTCCTCGCCACAGATTGTTGCCAGTGGAAAATATGCTGACTCCATAGCGAAAGCGAAGGAGATTGCGTCAGGCAAAAAGGAACAGGAAGGTATCGCCGGATTTTTGGGTGGTACTGCCACTAGTGCCTTAAAAGGTATTGGTGCGGTGTTGGGTACACCGGCACGAGTTATTGCTAGTGCCGCAAAAGAAATTTCTGATATTGCCGAAGGTCAGTTGCCGTCACCCAAGGAGTTTATTTCCCAGTCTTTTGACCCAGATTTTTTTGCTTCTCAGTTTATTCCCAAGAGTGGCAACAGGTTGATTGATACTGTTGTTGGGTTTGCGGTTGATGTTGCCGGTGACCCTTTGACTTATGTCGGTCTTTCTAGCATTTCGTCCGCTAGTCGTGCGAATCGTATTGCGCTGGCTGCTAAGGCTGGCGAGTTGGCTGCGACAACGACTCCCAGTTTGGCTAACAAGTTGGATGATATTGTTCGTTTTGGTGAGTTCGCAAAGTTGGATGATGCTGAGCGTGCGGCTTTGGGTATCAAGACTGGTTTGCGTTATGCGTTCGGCGGTAAGGATTTAATTTTTAAGGAAGGCACCAAGGCTGGGGATATTAGTTCTAAGGCGGCAGATGTGTTGGGTCGCCGTTTCATGGCGACCCGTGCGGCTATTGGTGATATGCCTGCGTTGCGTCGTGTTCAGGATTATGTTCGGCCCAAGTCGTTTGGTGGAGAGTTAAACAAGTTGGGTCGTGGGTCCAATTTGGACCCCACTCAGGTGTTGCGTGAGTTGGCTAATTATTCTGGTGGTGTGCGTGGACGGGCGCAACGACAGATGTTTTCGCAGATTGAGATTGGTGTCGGTGCCCAGTTGATTGACGAGTTGGAGAAGTCCCCGTTCCGTGACACCGTGTATCAGGTGATTGATGGTTCGGCGGAACGGGTGCGTGGTGTTGCTCCGTCGCCGGAAGAGGTTGATTTGGCTAATCGTATTATTGCTTTCCGCAATAGTGTGCGTGATGATGCCAACATTTTTATTGATGAGTTTAATCAGCGTCGTGGTGTTAATGCTTATCGGGTGGAGTATTTGGAGGATTATGGTTCTTCTAGGTCGTTGACTCCTGAGGCTCAGGCGTGGATAAATAATCGCAAGTTTGGTACGGGCAAGTATGATACGGAGATTGCGAATTTGTTGGATATCGCTCCGTCTGATTTTGTGACTGGTCCGACTGTGATGCGTGCCCGTAAGTTGACCCGTCAACCTGACGGGTCTATGCCGACTTGGTTGGGACGCAAGTTGGAGTTTGCGGATATTGATGAAATTAATGCGGTGACACGGGAAGTGTTGGGTTTTGATTTCTATAAGACTGATTCGCTGAATTTGTTGGATGATTATGTGGATTCGTTGGCCCGTCAGACTGGTCGTATTGCGTTTGTTGACCGTCTGTTTGATTATGGTACGGATGTTGTTGATGCCTTGTTGCCGAAGTTGGTGGATGACCCGAAGTTGTTGGGTCCTGTCAAGGAGGCGTTGGGTCATCTGAAATCTATTCATCGTGGTTTGGCTAGTGCTGTTGACCGTGTTGAGGGTCGGGCTGGTCGTCGTATGCCTACGGTTCCTCAGGCGCAGGCGAAGTTGGCCGATTTGTCTAACAAGGTTGTGGCTGCTGCCAATGCTTTGGATGAGGCTGTTCGTGTCGCACAGTTGCGTGGTGACCGTATTGGTGCGGAAGCGTTGGAAGTGTTGCGTCCGTTGGAGGCCCGTGTTCAGGAGTTGACGAACCTGATTGCTAAGGGTGCGGCTGATGAGGACCAAGCGATGACTTTGATGAAGTCGCTTCATGTGCGTATGTATCCCGATTTGGATGATGCGTCTCGTCCGACAACTTATGCTGGTTTGGCTAAGGACCTGAAAGAAGGGTCTGCCGAACAGTTGGAGGCAATTACTGAGGAGTTGACTATTCGTGCCGAGATGGGTGACCCTCGTGCGGCACGACAGTTGTCTGCCTATAAGGGTGCGTACACTAAGGAAATTAAGCGTGTTGAGGGTGCGGTTGAGCAGATTCGCACGGCACGAGAATCAGTCAAGAGTGCCCCCAGTGAACTGAAAAAGGTACAGAAGGAACTGAGTAAGCAACGCAAGGCGTTTGATGATGCGATGCGCCGTGACCCGTCTATGAAGGGTGTGCGTGACGCACGCAAGGCGCACGCACGGGCCGTTTCTGCTATGGATAGCCAAAGGGCTGTGGTTGCTAAGGCGGAAGAATGGGAAAACTTTGTTCGCCCAGCGTTGCGGGATGCTGTTGACGAAATTGGTAGTGGTGTTGCGAGAACAACTCCGATGAAGCCGGGTGCTGGCGGGTATGCGGATGATGCCGTTCGTGCTGAAAAAGAATTGGATGATTTGCTGAAAAAGAATGTTGGTATCGGTGCGTCTACGACCCCGATTCCGCAGGGTGTTGCTCAGGCCCGACGGTATGCGGCCCGTATGGGCCAGCAGTATGACGAGATTCCCGGTTATGTGACCGCTAATCCTGCTTTGACGAAGCAAATTTCTGATGCGTATAACGCCCTACCGTCAGGTGCGCCTCCGGTTGGTAGCCCCGATTATGAGGCTTTTCAGGCTTTGCGTCGTGAAGTCAAGGAACAATACAAGTATTTGACTGAGGAGTTGGGTATTCGTGTTGAGTTTACGATGGATGACCCGTATCCCGATGCCGCCGATATGGTTAAGGATGTTTTGTTTAACAAGCGTCTAAGGGTTTATGCCGACTATTTGGACCATCCGGTGTTTACGATTGACCCCGAGACTGGTATTCACGAGAACGCTATGTTCCGTGCTGTCCACGACTATTTTGGTCATGCGGCTGGTGGTTCCCGGTTTGACCGTAATGGCGAGGAAATCGCTTTCCTCCGCCATATCCAAATGTTTAGTCCCGAAGCCTCTGCTGCTGCCGCTACGGAGTTGCGTGGACAGAACAGTGTGTTGATTATCACTGGCAAATTCCCTGAGCAGAAAGCGTATTTGTTGCCTCCCGAATTGCGTGGCCCGCAGACCACTATGAAGCAGTTTGTTGATGATTGGGCGGCTAATGGTGGAACTAGTATTGATATTACTGGTCGGGAAGTTTTGCCCCCCAAGGGTTTTGTTGTCGGTTTGGGTGGCGAGTTTGAGTTTGGTATTCCTGCCGACTTGATTCGGACTAAGGAGGACATCGCCAATTTGTTGGTTGCCCCGTTCCTCAGTAATCCGAATGTTCGGAAAGAGTTGTTAAAGAAGAACCGCTGGCTTGGCGGATGGTATGATAGTGACAACGACCTGTTTTGGGTTGGTGTCAGTACGATTATTCCTAGCGAGAAGAAAGCGTACAGTGCGCTGGTTAAGAACAACCAGTTGGCTGCTTACGATATCGCTAGGAAAGTTGATGTTTTTACTATTGATGGTGTCGCCCAACGGGAGGCCGCTGGTCTACCGTTGAGCGCAGAGGAATTGAGGTTCAGGGATGGCTACACGCAAAAGATTGAGGAAGCCCGCCGTGGTGGAGGCTCAGCCGAGTTCTATCGCAGACCGCAAGGGGGAACTCGCAGTCCTTTCACGATGGCTGAGGAGCAACGAGCCACAGGAATTCCCGAAGGTGGCGAACAAGCGGGGAGAGTGGCAGGAACTTTCCAACCCGTAGAGGGCGTGGATGTTTCTCAGGAAACAAACCGGATTGATGAACTTGTTGCTCGTGTCCGCAACGGTAAACCGTTGCCCGAGTACATTAACAACGAGTGGTTAGAGGAAACTAATCGCCGCTTGGCGGCAATTAATGATGCCTCCAATTTGGACCAGCCCACCAAGTCCACTTGGGAGCGTGTCTTGTTGGACGCAAAAGCGAAGGAAGCGGCACTTGCCAGTGTCGGCAATCAGGTGAAGTGGGCGAACGATGTTGTTCGCACAATTGAGCAGGTTCCGAACAAGTTTTTTGCTGACCATGCGAACGCTGTGCGTGAGGGTTGGCGTGCGTTTGAGGGTCTGGGTGTCCAGTTGCCACAAGATACGGGTAGGTTCTTGTTGGGCAAGATTGACGAGTTGGCAACGGCTGACGGTATTAAGGAAGTGTTGCGTATCTTTGACCGTTACAACCGTTTCTTCCGTGTCACCGCCATGTTGACTCCGGGTTTCGTGGTTCGTAACGCATATACGGCAGCGTTTAACAATTTCGTGTATGGTGCCACGCTACAAGATACTGCTGATGCCATTAGGTTTGCCACGAATCTTCATAGGCGTGGGGCACGGGCCGCTCTTGCGGCTGTGCCCGAAGCAGAACGGGAACTTTACGATGCCGCCTATCGGTCAGTGTTGTCGTCCGGTGCTGGTCAGATTCGTGAAATTGCTACGCAACCGCTAAATGGCAAGGAGTCTCGTCTGCTGAAAACTAGGGCCGTCAAGGTGTGGTCTAATGCTAATGCTGATGCGGAAACGGGGGCACGGATGGCTATGGCTTTGCGTGGTATCCGTAACGGCAAGAATATTGATGAGGTTGCTACCGATATTGCTCGTTACCATTTTGATTACACGGACCTGTCAAAGTTGGATGAGTTTGCGAAAGTGTTTATTCCGTTTTGGACTTTCGCTAGCCGTAACATTCCGCTCCAATTGATGAATCAGATTTCTCGTCCGGGAATGTATCGTGCGTATGAGTCGCTGAAACGAAATATGCCCGTTGATGAAAGCATTATTCTTCCGTCATGGTTGGCTGAGCGTGAACCGTTGGGGTTGGGTGCTGGCGGGGTGTTAAACCCCGATTTGCCTCAGGTTGATATGGCTTCTCAGATTGCCCAGTTGTCCGACCCGTTGCGTTTGTTGTCGCAGTTGTATCCGCAATACAAACTTCCGATTGAGTTGGCAGGTAACCGGCAGTTGGGTCTGAACATTCCGTTCTCGGAAACCCCCCAACAAGTTAGGGGACCGTTGGATGTTCCTGCTGCTTTGGTTGCCGCCTTGACGGGGCAGGCAACCAGCACTGCGGAAGGGCCTGCTATTTCCTCTAAGGTTGCGTATGCTGTCCCAAGTGCGTTTCCGTTGCTTGGTTTGGCGCAACGCCTGTTGCCCCAAGGTGGCGGGCAGGAGAAGTATCAGGAACGCCAGTTGTCGTCCATCCTTGCTGCCGTTACGGGGGCACCGTATCGTCAGGTTCCGCAGGAGGAGCAGGAGCGTGAGTTGCGTCGTCGTGAGTTTGCGTTGCGTGACTATTTGGATGACTTAAAGAGAAGGGGTTTCGTGTGACGGTTCTACCGATTGCTCCGTTAACCATACCGTCCACGCTAGTTGGTCAGGCGAACGGAAAATTGGAAGCAAATCTGATGAAGGAAACCACTGAGGTTTCCGGTGTATTGCTGGAAATTACTGCGGCCCGGTCATTTGATGCTTTGTTTGCGGCGGCGAAAGCCGCCGGGTTTAACCCTAGGGGTTGGGGTGGGTATCGGTCGTATGACCGCCAGTTAAATTTGTTTCTGGAACGGTATCGGGAATGTTCGGAAACGGAATACTATTTGATGCCCGCTGAACATCGGAAGTATTGGGCTGATGCGGTGACACTCGGGTATGGTTCGCCGTGGTGGATTAAAAAGACAAGGCCGGGTGGCGGGTTCCCTGCGACTGCTGCTACGCCGGGTACTAGTAATCACGGGTGGGGTTTGGCGGTGGATATCGCTGAACAGTTGGATGCCGACTCGGAGTATGAATCCATTAGCCGTGGGTTTGTTGATTGGCTGGTGGCTAATGCGTCACGGTTTGGTATTTCGGCTGAATTACAGTCGGAGCCGTGGCACTGGCGTTATGTTGCCGGTGATGCTGTCCCTGAGGCAACATTACAGTATGAAGGTTTTAATGGTTCTTCTAATGTGGAGGTTGATATGATTGTTTTGGATTACCGCAAGGGAACACCGGCATGGGTTGCTTTGGTGACGACCGGCACCGAGGTTGCTCACATCGTTAATGGTGATGCTGACCGGGTGTTCACGGATGCTAAGGTTGTGCGGGTTCCTGTTTCCAAGGATTCGTTGGAAGGTCTGCTGGTGGCGTTCCGTAAGGTTGGTGCGTCCCCTTTTGCGGGGTCGCACCCGTGGTCGGATGCTGAATTGGATGCCTTGTGGCGTTCTTAGGTGGGAATGTTTCCGGGGAAACTTCCTGAACGCTGACGACCATCCCTAGGGGGATGTTGATGACGCACGCATACTGTTCCAGTTCGGGGTCGTATGTTGATGCTAGTGCCACATAGTCGTTTGTTTGTGCGAGGACATACCCGTAGGTGTACATGAGTCTGTGGGTGGGCACATAGTCTGTGCCGTACCATTCGCCTTCGGCTTCGTATGCGTCCATCCACACATACAGTTTGGCTTTGTTAGCGTCGTCGTTCATAATATCTTTCGTTGCTTCTGAAATGGTCGGCTACGGAAACCATGAACAGTATTGCTCCGATTGCCCAGCCTGCGGCGAACGCACCGATACCGGCACCGATTCCTAGTAGGATTTTGTTTCTAGATTTCATCGCCGTTTTCCGACATGGCGAGCATTAGATGGTTCATTATTTTTCCGAACTCGGTGAACACTTTGCTGGCAGCGAGCGGGTCGCCCTCCATCGCCTCGTACCACCAGTCAACTAGTTCGTTGGCATCGTTCTCGTTGATAAAGAACACTAGTTCGTATCCGCTTTTTTCGCCATCTTCTATGTTGCGGAAAATGGCATCCAGTTCTTCCAAATCTTCTGGGTCAAATTGGTTGTCGTCGCTAATCATTTCTGTCCTTTTTAATTGTGCGGGCGATGAGGTAAAACATTCCGAAACCGTACAGCAGTACAGCAAAGGTAATGGCGGTGTCGCTATCCATTTGACGAATCCTTGTATCTGAATTCCAGTCGCTTGCCCAGTGAAGCAATCACGCTAATGGCATCATCCAGTTTGCGCACATTACTGTATGGCAACCCCAGTCCGATGACCAAAGTTTTAACGGCTTCCAGTTGCTTAACGGCCTCGTCCAAGTCAACGGTTGGTTTCTGTTTGCGTGCCATCAGAACTCCCACACCAGTGGCAGTTGGAAAGTTTTGTTCGCATACATTCGGGCGATAACCGCATAACCCACCATGTCTTTTAGGGTATCCAAGTAGGATTCGTTTGCCACCTGATTGTCTCGTCCATCTAGGTTTCGGTATCGGGCAATTTTGTCGGAGATACGAACAGCCAATCCGACCAGTCCGAAAGCGTTAATGTTCTCATGCCCATAGTCGTTTTGTTTCCGCACAAGAATGTCCAACATTTCTTCCGGGTCCCACAAATCCAAGGCTCTTAGACCTCGGGCCGCTTCGCATCCGACACCCCAAATGTGGGTCAGCAACCGTGCGTCGTAATGTCCACGCACACAATCACCGATGTTCTCAAACATCCCAGCGAATGTTTCCGGGGAAAACTCTCCTACTTCGGAGCGTTCATCTACGGAACCCAATACTTCCCATGCGGCATCAGCCCAAGTCATCGTCGTCATCATACTCTCCCATCAGTTTCAGGATTCTTTTGTCTTGTTGGAGGATTTCTTTTAGTTTGGTTAACGCCGTTCGCACCGCTTGGTGCGAACTTGCTTTGGAGTTAAAGCCCATCATATCAGATAGTTCCGAGTAGGACTTGCCCCACACGAAGATGGCATCCACCAAGAACCTGTCTCGTTTATCAAGTTGTTCCAGTGCTTCACGGACAGCGGAGGAAACATCGTCACTTAGGGGGTCGGGTAGTTCTTGCCACGGTGTCGCCATCAGCATGGCAATAGGGTCGTCGGCTACTGAATCCGCTATGGAGTCCATAGTGTTCCAGTCGTCGTCGTCACGGAACCGTTTATTCATCATCCTTCCCATCGTATGCCGGGTTATTCATTAGGTCTACAACTTCGTCCGGTTCCAACAGGTATCCTCGGCTTTTGTTGTCGCCTCGGGTGCCAAACATTTTCATTTCTTTGTCGTCCTTAACGGCCTCCACATACCGTTTCATTCTGTCCACGGAGATAATGTTAAACGCACCATCGGTGCCGTACTGGTACACCCACCATTTTGCGGTGGTTACCATCAACCCTGACGGTTTCCAATCCTGTTCGGATGGTTTCTGTTCCAGTTCTATGACCATGCGCCCGTTGCGGTATCTGTCGGTTTTAACTTCCAGATGACCAGACGCTATGTTTTCTAGGAAACTTTTGATTTTGCGTTCACCCTTGCGGCCAAACTCTAAATCACGAATAAAGTTTGGTTGAGGGATATCGTATTTGTTTCCGCTCATAGTTTGGTCACCTCCACATAACGAATCTGTGAATCGTCGCCGTAAGCGGCTCCGTTCAGTCCATCCATTACCAGTTTTAGGTAGTTGTCTATGTCTCCACGCAACACCGTTTTCGGGTACATCGTATCATCCAACATCCCTACGGTTACCTCGGTGCCCTCTTTGGAGAACACGACCCGCATGAACACTGGGCCTTCCTCATAGCAGGGGCCAGCCCAACCGTTGCGGATTACATCTTCCGCTAGATGGGTTTTCATGGGCGTGTACGCACGCCCACGGCGGGTCATTCGGGGACGCTGTTTAACCTGCGGTCGGTCACGATACTTCTGTGTGTGCTGTTTCTTGCGTCGTGCCATGATAAATTCTTTCCAAGTAAACCACTAGGGTTTCTTTGTCTCGGGGCACCGGGTCACCGGCAGGCCACTGGTCGGAGGCAGATGTTTCTTGGGAAACAAATGTCCCCCACTCGTAGGTGCGTTTCACGACCCTAGCCACGGTAGGCACGCTCAACAATTTTTTGGATTTCCGCAACCCCGGCATCGCCACGCAAATGGTATTTGCCCCAACGACGGTCTGCGTCGGTGACAATTACTTTCGTCATGGATGGGGTGACACCGGAACGGAAACACACATGAGCCAACCGCATCAAAGCGGTTGACCTGTCTTGTCCCTCCAAGGGGCCTTGTCGCCAAATGACCCTAGCCAACTGGCTGGTGGTACGCAACGCTTCATCTAGTTCCACATCGTCCATCATGTGAAAGTCGTAAGACGGTTTCGGTTTGGCTGGTTCCTTGTAGTAGGACGCTATTTGCGTCAACAGTTCCACGCTAGTTAGGTTGTCCATAGCGTGCCGTAGAAACTCGGACAACGGTACCGGCTGGTCGTTGTCGTCCAACACGACACGACGCTCGGGGGTGCCACCGAACGCACCGGGGTACGGTAGACGCACATAGTTGCCGACCTTGTGGGCGGACACATCGGACTGTTTCGGGTTGACTTCACGAGCAGGATAGTCGGCTACCTGATGGGCAACCAGTAGGGCACGACGCATAGTTTCGGCTGGCAAAGTTTCCGCCGAAAACACCCACACATGGTAGCCCTTGGAGCGTGACCGTTCCACATGGGCGGTCACGCCTGCTTGCGCTAGGGTGCGTTGTAGCAGGCGTGCCGAACCCAAATCCTCCACATCTATGTCGCTACATCCCCACACGCAGAACGGCGTGCCGTGAGGTACCGCAGGATACACGCCAATAGGTTCAGTACCATCTAGGTGGCGACGGAAAGTGTCCCTATCTAGGGGACGACGGACACATCCGCCTTGCTCCGACCCATAGCAGTCGCCCCGTCCACGAAACAGTGTCACGAAATCGTCCAGCATGGAATCCATCGTAGGTCACGCTTCCTACTAGTCAAACAAGGAGCCGTTCACGGCATCCTCGTATTGTTCAGCGTCGTGTTTCGCTTCCAACGATTGCGCATAGGGGAGCATACCTTTCATGCGCAACAAGCGTCCGGTGCCCTGCTCTATCTCGTAGTCCATGTCGTCCAACAGTGACGACGCAGGGCGTTTACACTTCACAAGGTTCAGCGTGACAGTGTTCTCATGGATTCTTTCCTCGTAACCCAAGAAATCCAGTCGTTCCAACAAGCGTTCCGTGGCGGAACCTTTCGCCAGTTTCTCCTGAATCTCCTGAATTTGTGACTGAATCTCAAACTTCTTGCGACGGACACCGATAATGTGCGATGCCTGCTGTTCACCACCGTAAGCACCGGAACTAATTGTTTGCTTCCGTCCGTCCGCACCGCTGGTGCGGGACGACTGGTGGAGAACAATCAAAGGGACATGGTGCCGTTTGCCGAACGCTTTGATTGTGTTCGCTTTGGATGGCACATCTTCACCGCCACCCTGTAACAATTCCAAATAGTCAAACACCATCAACTCAGGTTTCCCGAGAAACTCTGAGGTTTCAGCCATCGCTTTTTCCATGTCGCTAAGGTTCATGGGTTGGTCAAACACGGCAAGGTTGGGGAATTGGACGGTTGCCGTTTCACGCAGTAGGTCAATAGCACGCTGGTCGTTGCGGGCGACCGCATCCTCCAACTCGTTTGCGTTGACACCGTTGGCAACACACGCCAACTTGACAAGCGTAAGTGTGCGTGGTTCGTCCGGGCAGAAGTACACGACCCGTTTATCTTTGTTCGCTGTCAGGATACTAAGCAGGAACATGGTTTTGCCACTGTGCGAATAGCCGTTTATCAGTAGCATTTCCGAGGGGGCGATGCCTCGCATTTGTTTATCCAAATCGTCAAACCCCAACAGGATTCTTTCGTCGGGTGTTTGCGCCCAGTGAACAAACTCGTTGACCGCTTCGGTCAAAGGTTTGTAGTAGGTGCGTTGTGGTGCGTCTAGCAAATCGGGCGGAGAGATGTTCTCGCCCCGCCCGATAGCCGACCACCGTGACGCTAGCGTTGCGTCGTCCACGGTATGTCCTTTCTTGTTGTTGGTTGTTACTTCTTCGGAGGCCAAAAGGCGATGGGCTGACCCTTGTCGTTCGTCTTGCCGTCTGCTGACTTAAAGAACGGGCGACGGTTCTCCACGGTGGCGGTGTCACGGTTGTCCCACACCGAGGTGACACCGGCCTTGCGACAGGCGTTGGTCAACCATGCGGGAATCGGGCCATGCTGGGTGCCCTTGATGGTGATACCGCCGGATGTTTCCTCGGAAACTTCCGGCCCGAACGCACGACGAATCGCTTCCTCGGCGTTGCCACTTCCGGTAGCGTCGGTCACGACGACAGTCTTGACACCGTGAGCGTCCAGCAGGGCTTCCCGAACGAAGTCAAAGTGGCTGAGGTAAGCGGACTGGACTGCTTCCTCGCTTCGGTCGGTTTCGGTAATTGCTGTCAGTTCGCTCGCAATTTTGGCGGCGACCTGTGTGACGATACTCTCGTCCTTGCTAATCATTTGACTCTCCTAGTCATTTGTTTGTGTGTGTGTCGGGGCTTCCGCCCAGCCGAGTCGCCCGAAAGGAGAGGCTAGTTTGGTGGAGGTTGGAAACCCCGACACGGTGAAACCTTAGAACCCTAGGGTTGCCCTAGTCAATCTGTTGCGACGGCAACGACAACGATGTTTCCGTCCAGTGGGCACCCTTACAGAGATGCCAATAGTCGCACCATTTGGCGGAACACAAGTTGTGTTGGTCGTTCATCATCCAGTCTTGCGAACCCCACGAGGCTACGCTGGCGTTGACCACACTTAGCGTTTGGCGATGTAGCCACGCCACTTGTTCGGGGCCTCGGGTGACGGAAACGATTTGTGCTTTCGGTGTTTCCTGTCGCAACATCACGCCGAATCGGAACACCGATGGTTCGTCGGTGTCGGGAATCAACCCGAGTTGGCGTGACGAGGCGATGTACACGGTCGGCTGGTGTGCTTGCGACTGTTTCTCTTTGCCGTAGTAGGTGCGGCTGGAAGTTTTCCAGTCCCAAATCACACCGTCCGGGGCAACATAATCCATCGTTCCCTCAAACCAAATAGCCATGCCGTTGCTGGCAACCATACCGGTCGGGCAGGAGAACTTGTGTTCCACCATTCCGCCCAGCGGGACGCTGGGACGGATGGTGTCCCACCATGCTTCTGCCATAGCGTCAACACATCGGTTCATCTTGTCGGGGTCTGCGGAAATGTCCGTGCGCTTTATGTCTTTCTCCAATTCGGCGTGGACATTAGCACGGATGTTTCCTAGGAAAGTTTCGGGGTCACTGTATTGACCGGTCAAATAGCCCTCAATACCGGCGTGGATTCCGGTACCGATAGCCGTGGCATCGGAGCCACGGCGCATGGACGGTAACGCCAACCCGTATCGTGCCCGTTGTGGGCAAATTAGTGCGTCACCTAACCACGACTGGCGCACATAGATACGCTGGTTCTCGGGGTCAAACCTCATGTACTTCTCCCATTCTTTTGCGACACTTAGACACGGAACTAGAAGTCAAAGCAACACCTAGTTCGTCCCTTAGGGTACGGATAATGGTCATGTTATCATGCCCCTCCCTAATTAGTTCCTTCATGCGCAACACTTGTGGTGCGTTCGCCTGACGGTTCAGCGAGGCTTTCGTCGGCCCGAGGTTCCAATAC